AGGCGACCCATGGGGCGGCAAATCAGGCACAAAAGCTCCACCTCAACCTAAAGTAAAGCAACCAAAAGCTGCTAATGGAACAGCTAAAAATGGGCTCGATATGAAGGGCAACATTTTTGGTGGCGGTGCGGCGATAAAGAGATAAATATTAATATGGAAAACAAACACCCAGATCACGAAGCTAAAATGGCCAAATCGGAATTAGTAAACATTGCTAAGAACGCTATGGATCTATTTAAGATGATTGAAGAAGGTGACGAACTTGACGGATGGGTTAGCAGTTATATTACTATATCTAATGATCATATTAATTCCGTTCACGAAAAAATGTCCTATGACTTTCAGGCTAACAGCACTAGAGAAAAAGGACCACGTGAGTACGAAGCTAATGCTTGTGAAAGTATTCGCAATAAATTAAAAGAGCAATGGGACAAAACCAAAGGATAAAATTATGGACTTTAGAGATATATTAAATAAACTTCCAAAGGAAGAAAGTAAAAACGCTAACACACATAGCGGTTCATTACAGCAATTAGTTGAATCATCAGGCAACGCATATAAAAAAGTTGTGTTTGAAGGTTATACTGATAACGAGATTAGAGACTTATGTCATTCTAAAGACCACGACTGTGCAACAACAGTAGTACATTCTGTGTACGGTAAAGGTAAACCAGTTTACGAAAGCCATGCTATTCCAGATGATAGCGGTAACGTTGCATGGTACGATGTGCAGTTTAAACATGGTATTGAAAAGAAAGTTCCAGCTTCTGATATGGAAATTTTAGTTACTGAGTCCCACGGTGCTAAGAAGAAGAAAGCCAAAAAAGAAGATGTAAAGTCCAAAGATACAGCAGTTAAAGAAGGCGGTGGCCGTGATATGGAATGTGGTCATTGTGATGGCACAGGTAAACATGGTGCTAAAGATTGTAAAAAGTGTGATGGCACAGGCGAAGCTCAAGCTGACAATGATCCAATGAACAATGAATCAAAGTTCCGTAGCAAGTTTGAAGACATGGTAGCTGAAGCTGGTAAGCCAGACTTCTTAGATGTTGACAAAGACGGTGATAAGAAAGAGCCAATGAAGAAAGCTGCTAAGGACGCTAAGAAAGCACCAATGAAGAAAGATGCTAAGAAAGATGCACCTAAAGGCAAAAAAGAAATGTCAGACAAGCAGAAAAAATTCTTTGGTAAAAAGAATGAATCTATAAAAACTGCTAAAAAGACAGTTGCTGAATCAGTTGAAGTAATTAAAGATCCTTCCAATCTAACTTACAAGGAAATGATTAAACTTGTACAAGAGAGCGGCGGACAACAACAAATTGATCCAGTAGACGCAGTCCTTTGGACATGGGCACAACGAGTTGCTGCTTCTAAAGTAGAAGAGTCTAACAAAGCAGAAATTTTTGCAGGACTAATTTACGAGCGTAACGGCGGAACATTTAAAATGTTTGACGTACTAGCTGAAGACAAGTAAAAAGAATTTATCCAATTCTACATAAAAAAGCCAGTTGCAGGTTGACTGGCTTTTTTTATGACTATATAATATAACTTCAACTAGGAGATAACTTATGTCAAAAATGTACGGGCCCGAAGAAAAGGCAAAACTTGAACGTCTAATTAAAGAAGGTTCCAATGTACTACGTGAAGTAGAAGATTTGAACGAAGGCTTAAAAGACACTGTAAAAGCAGTTGCAGAAGAACTGGAAATTAAACCGAGTATTATTAATAAAGCAATTAGAATTGCACATAAAGATAGCTGGAATACCCAATTGGAAGAGTGGGAAGAAATTGAAGCCATCTTAGGTATTACTAAAAACCTCCCTGACGATAAAGAATAATTCACTTGAACAAGATCAAATCATTCTGGATTGATAGCTATCAATCTGATAAAGTTGCTTTTGCATTTGAACTTGTTAGTTTTGTATTTACTGTTGCTGCAAGTCTCACACTTGCTATGAACGCAACAAACCCTAACATGTCGCTCATATATCCTTTCTTTTTTGTAGGTAGCACAACACAATGCTACGCTGCTTATAGAAGGGGAGCGGCATGGGTAATGCTACTAACAGGCTATTTTGGAATAGTAAACATATACGGCTATCTTGTTGCTACACACATCATATAAAACTACTTGACACCCGGCGTTAATTATGCTATAATACAAGTATGATTAAACACAATAATAGCTTTTTTACAAGCATGAGTCACTACTTAAAATGGTTAGCTACTGTAATTTTAGTTTTTGGAACTGGAGTTAATGCCTTAGGCTATTATCCTGCAGGTCCTGCTATATTAACAGTTGGCAGTGCTATTTGGCTTAGTGTCAGCATTATGTGGAAAGAACCAGCATTAATAGTTACTAACGCAATCTTAACTGTAGTAGGGTTAGCCGGATTGTTGTACACGTTATGATACACAGGGTAAATAAAAGTGAAGAAGGTAATCGCAGGCCATAAACTGCTTAATGGGTATTTGTCAGCCAGAAGTGACATACAGGAGAATAAATGAGTTACGTAGACGCTTTCTATAATCGCGATCAGGACGTTATTAACGTTGTTGAACGTGATGCAAAAGGTAATAGACATTACCGAGAATACAACCCAAGACATATTTTTTATTACGCAGACCCTAGAGGTAAGTTCCAGAGTATATATGGACAACCGCTATCAAGGGTAACTTGTAAAAACATCAAAGAGCTTCGCAAAGAACTTGCTATCCATAGCAACAAAAAACTGTTTGAAAGCGATATTAATCCAATTTACAGAATGCTTGAAGATAACTATCTCAATCAAGACGCTCCTAAACTAAACGTTGCGTTTTTTGATATTGAGGTTGACTTTGATCCCGAGCGTGGATACGCTTCACCAGAAGATGCGTTTATGCCAATTACATCTGTTTCTGTGTATTTGCAGTGGATGGAAACAATGGTGTGTTTTGCAATTCCACCTAAGACACTAAGCATGGAAGAAGCAGAGAAAGCTATCGAAGGCATTCCTAATGTAATGCTGTTTAAGAAAGAAAGTGAAATGCTTGATGCATTTCTTGATGTAATTCAAGAAGCTGATGTACTAAGTGGATGGAACAGCGAAGGCTTTGATATTCCGTACACAGTTAATCGTATTACTAAAACATTAAGCAAAGAAGATACAAAACGGTTGTGTCTTTGGAATCAATATCCTAAAAAGCGTGAGTATGAGAAGTTTGGTAAAACATCTGTAACTTATGATTTAATTGGACGAGTGCATGTAGACTCATTAGAACTATATAGAAAATATAATTATGAAGAACGCCATACATATCGACTAGATGCTATTGGTGAGTTAGAGATCGGTGAGAACAAAACTGTTTATGATGGTTCACTTGATGCACTATACAACAACAATTTTAGAACGTTTATTGAATATAACATTCAAGATACTGCACTACTAGACAAGTTAGATAAGAAACTGAAGTTTATTGATCTTGCAAATACTATTGCACACGAAAACACAGTTCTTATTCAAACAACTATGGGTGCTGTTGCTGTTACAGAACAAGGCATTATTAACGAAGCACACAGACGTGGCTTTATTGTTCCAAACAGAATTCGCAGAGAGCCAGGCAGCGAGCCAGCAGCTGGTGCTTATGTAGCATATCCTAAAAAAGGTATTCACGAGTGGATTGGTAGTGTTGACTTGAACTCACTATATCCTAGTGTGATTCGTGCGTTAAACATGGGTCCAGAAACTATTGTTGGTCAACTACGTCAAGATGGTACTAAAGCACGTATTGAGGCTGAGATGGCTAAAGGTAAAAGTTTTGCTAGTGCTTGGGAAGGTCAGTTTGGTTCTGTAGAATACGAAGCTGTAATGGCTAAAGAAGTTGGTAGACAACTTACTATTGATTGGGAAGAAGGTGGCGGTGAAGACACTCTTAGTGCTGCTCAGGTATACGATCTAATTTACGAAAGTAACCAGCCATGGATGCTTAGTGCTAACGGTACTATCTTTACACACGAAAAAGAAGGTATCATTCCTGGACTACTAAAACGTTGGTATAAAGAACGTAAAGAAATGCAAGGCAAGATGCGTGATGCTATTTCTGCAAATAATCCAATTGAAGAAGAATACTGGGCTAAAAGGCAGTTAGTTAAAAAGATTTTGCTTAACAGTTTATATGGTGCTATTCTTAATCCAGGTTGTAGATTCTTTGATAACCGTATTGGACAATCAACAACACTAAGTGGCAGAGCTATTGTTAAACATATGGCTGCAAAGATTAACGAAATTATCACTGGCGAGTATGATCACACTGGCAAGTCAATTGTATATGGTGATACTGACTCTACATACTTTAGTGCATATAGCACACTTAAAGATGAGATAGATGCAGGTAATATTCCGTGGGATCGTGAAAGTGTTATGAACTTGTATGACACAATAGGCGACAACTGCAATACAACGTTTCCTAAGTTTATGATGGATGCATTCCATTGTCCAAAGAGTCGTTCAGATGTTATTGCGGCAGCTAGAGAAATTGTTGCAACCAAAGGTCTGTTTATTACTAAAAAGCGTTATGCTGTATTGTATTACGATATTGAAGGCAAACGTACAGATGTAGACGGTAAAGACGGAAAGATTAAAGCAATGGGCTTAGATCTTAAACGTTCGGATACTCCTGTTATTATTCAGGAATTTTTAAATGAAGTGTTGACTCGTGTACTTGCAGGTGCCGAACAACAAAATGTACTAGATTACATTACTGAATTTAGAACAGAATTTAAAGCAAGACCTGGTTGGGAGAAAGGATCACCTAAACGTGCAAACAAAGTTACTGAATACCAAGCTAAAGAAAAGAAGCAAGGTAAAGCTAACATGCCCGGACATGTTCGAGCAAGTATTAACTGGAACACGCTAAAGCGTATGAATGATGACAAGTATTCTATTACTATCACTGACGGTGCTAAAGTTATTGTTTGTAAAGTTAAACAGAATCCTATGGGCTATACAAGTATTGCATATCCTGTAGACGAACTAAGAATACCGCAATGGTTTAAAGAACTGCCATTTGATGGCGAGGCTATGGAAAATGCAGTCATTGACGAAAAACTTGGCAACCTTATTGGAGTATTGGATTGGGATATTAAATCTACTAGAAGTGATAATAACTTTAATAGCTTGTTTGACTTTGAGTAGTTTGGATAAAAAAATTCTTGCTCTTTAACAAAAACCTAAATATAATGTATATAACAAACGGAGAACTCTAAAAATGAAAGACATACTAAAAGATATCGTAGATCACACACAGAACTTGGGATTCTTGACAACTGTCAAGGTATCTGGTGAAGAAAGTGAAACTACAATGTTTTCTATGGCTGATGATAGATCAGTTATTATGGAAGCAAAGACGCACAATCCTTATCCAGACATGCTTGGCACGTTTGGTATGCCACAGCTTCAAAAGTTAAAGTATTTGCTAGATGGTAGTGAATATAAAACTGACGCTAAGATTAGTGTAACAACTGGTGTGCGTAACGACCAAACTATTCCAACAGGAATTAAATTTGAAAACGCAACAGGCGATTTTAAAAACGACTATAAGTTTATGCTTATGGAAATTATTAATGAGAAGATGAAAACTGTTAAGTTCCGCGGTGTTAAGTGGGATGTAGAAGTTGTTCCATCACTTGCTGGTGTGCAACGTTTTAACTTCCAAGCAGGTGCTAATAGTGAGCATCCAACATTCTTAGCTAAAACTGAGGACGGCAATTTGAAGTTTATCTTTGGTGATGCAGGTTCGCATGGTGGCGAGTTTGTGTTTGCTACTGACACTATAGGTACATTGGATCGTGGTTGGACTTGGCCTGTTGCAAGTATCTTAGCAATTCTTAAAATTGCAGATGTAAACAACACTAAGATGAGTCTTAGTAACGAAGGTGCTATCCAGATCGAATTAGACAGTGGTTTAGCAACATACAAATATATCATTCCAGCACAGGCGGCCTAAATAATATTATGAAAGAACCAGTCAACTTATCACCATTACAGAAAGACTACGCTGTGTATTTGCCAGCTATTAGTTCTTTCTATAGTACCTACGTTGCTAAACAGCGACTAGGTGAATTTATTCCAAAAGAAAGAATTCCTGCGGGCTTTGACCGCGGAATTGAAGGCATGAACTTCTTAAACGAAGAACAAGGATACTTTACATACAAGTATGGTTTGTATTCAGCAGGTCACGCACAATTGAATCTTGAAAAGACTATGGTACAAGATGCTATGGTACAAGATAGAGATCGTGGTAAAACAATGATTTTAGGTGACTCAGGTGGATATCAGGTTGGTAAAGGTGTTCTTAAGTTTGATTGGTTAAACTTTGATGGTCCTGCTGCAAACAAGACTAGAGATGACATTCTTAATTGGCTAGAGCTTACAGCAGATTGGTCAATGCTACTTGATGTTCCGACTTGGGCATGTGATCATATTCATGCTCCTAAAACAGGACTTAAAGACTTTCAAGACTGCTTAGATAAAACACGTTTTAATAACAAGTATTGGTTAGAGCGTAGACTAGGCGTAACTAAGTTTTTAAATGTACTACAAGGCTCAGACTGGGACACTGCTGAAAAGTGGTACGAAGGTGTTAAAGAGTTTAGTGATCCTGCTATTTGGGGTGACAAGGCTTGTGAAGGCTGGGCAATGGGTGGTGCTAATATGTGCAAGATGCCTATTACACTACGCAGACTTATGACAATGAAATTTGACGGTATGCTAGAAGGTAAAGACTGGATGCACTTCTTAGGTACTGCACAACTTGATTGGTCATGTTACTTAACTAGTATTCAAAGACAAGTACGTAAACATATTAATCCTAACTTTACAGTAAGTTTTGATTGTGCATCACCGTTTATTGCAACTGCACATGGTCTTGTTTACACTAACAGTCAACACACTTCAAAGCGTTGGTCAGTTATTATGGACAAAGCAATGGATAATAAAGCACTTGCTGGCAGACATGACATTCCGTTTCCGTTTGAAAGTGAAATTGGTAGGCGTTTAAGTGTTGCAGACATTTGTCATTATGCACCAGGTATGCTTAACAAGATTGGTAAAGAAGGTAAAACAAGTTGGGATAGCTTTGGTTATGCACTAATGATGTCACACAACGTGTATCAACATATTGTTGCTGTACAACGTGCTAACAACTTAACAGATATCGAACTTGCAAAGCAACGTCCAGACTGGAGACATTGGAGAAAAGTTAAAGAAGCAGATAAGAGTGATGAGTACTCAGCTTGGGTACCACGTAATATTCTTTACTTCGATCGTTTTGTTGAAGAACTATTTGAACAGCCTACAAAAGAAGCAGCATTTGCAATGATTAAAGAAGCTGATGCGTTCCTTAAGAACTGTGAAGGTTCTAGACTACGTGGTGGTGTTACAAACATTGCTAACTCGCTGTTTGTTGAAGTTGACGATGCAGGTGACGAAATTGTTCCGTGGACTGATGACAGAGAAGATGACGAACTAGCTAAATTAGAAACTGAGTTAACAGGAGAATAATATGGAACGTACATACGAAGATGGTCACGTATCAAGTACAGCAAAATTTTTTGTAGGTGTAGAAGTTGAAAAAACTCCTGCATTTGGAAAGAAAACATTGTTCGTTACCGGTATTCATGATGTATCTGACATTCGTGACATGTTTAGCACATATGGCTGTGAACATATCTTTTTTGGTGCTAATCATAGCTTTGATCCACAAAAGTCGTGGGTAGCTGCAGACTGGGAAGAGTGGGAAGACATGATCGAAGTGTTCGTTAATGACGAAATTTTTTGTAGCTTAGATATTCCAATTGCTGCTGTAGAAGACTTTATGGACAGTGGATTAGTAGAAAATATCTACTTTATTCCGCAGATCCGTGTACCATTGCCGTATGTTGATCAACTTGGTTACAACGCTATGCTAAAAATTGATGACAAAGGCTTTAAGGCATCTAATCCAGGTGTTTGGTGTCATAGGGTTCGCGACCTTATGGATCATACTAAATTTACTCATTGGAGTGAATATGACAAAGACAAACTTATTGATTGACTTCAATCAAGAAAGGTGTTATACTAAATGCAACAACGTGAATCTTATTACAACTATATGTTAAGACGTATGAAAGAAGAAAATATGGCAAACGATAAAGAAAATGCTATGCAAAATGCAAAGCGAATGATTTGGGTTACTTTCACTAAAGAAGGTATCCATAAGTATCCTGCGGCACTAGATGATCCTAGTCTTGCAACAGGTGATGAATACGATGTTAGTTTTTTGGGTTATCCCCACAGACAC